TAAACAATGTACAAGACGAGGTTGGGATTTAGACCATGTTAGACCATTGTTGGAACAAAAAGGATTAAAGGAAGATGAGTTAGATTGGACATATTATGGTTTGGATAATATGCAAACGTTATGTCGTCCTTGTCATAGAGAGAAAACAAATATAGATATAAAGAAAAGGAAATAAAATGGAACCAGTAAATTTAACATGGTTTTACTTTCATTGTGTTTTAGCACTTATAATAATAGTCAAAGACCACAATGGAACATTAGAAGAATCATTAGATAATTTTGAAAAGAAGGTAGGGTTATATACATATGTGGATACATCAGAAGAAGAAGTTGATGTACCATATTATATACCACCAAGAAGTGAAGTAGATTCAACTTGGATATTACCAGATTCACTAAGGAGAAATTAATGAAAGAGATACAAAAGAATAGTCGAGAGATCATTCGTATATCAGAATCAGAATATCAAGGTAATAAATTTATCGATTGTCGTATATTCTATGATGACAACGGAGAATGGCGACCAACCAAGAAAGGTATATCATTTAGTCATAAGATAGCTAAAGAAGTAGTAGAAGGAATCTTACAGACTATGGAAGAATCTGATTGGAATGAGTTTAAAACTAATTAACATATATTTATTATTATGGACGCAAGAGAACAATTAGAACAGATGAGTAGTAGTGATATTCAATCATATAATATGAATGAGTATGACGATGTAAAACTTACAGAAAAGGCCGCTGAACACTTACTGAGCATAGACCATCCCGTAATAGAGATGAGTGCCAAAGGTGGTGGATGTAGTGGTATGACTTATGAGATGAAACCACTACCAAGTAGTTTTATAAAAAGTAAAACTGATAAGGTATTTGAAAGTTATGGAGTAAAGGTTATAGTACCATTTTCAAGTTATGTTTATATGACAGGATTAGTAATTGATTATAAGGATGATTTATTAAATGGTGGTTTTAAGTTTGACAATCCACAGGCAGAACGCTCGTGTGGATGTGGAACATCTTTTTCCGTATAAGGAGTAACAATGTCACAAAAAGGTAAACAAGGAATCAATCCTTGGCTGGGAAAGACGATACCCAAAGATAGGATAGTTCGTGCTATAGAAGAAAGTGAAAGCATGGCCAAGGCGGCTCAATCACTCCACACATCCTACAACACATTTAAAAAGTATGCAAAAAAATATGATGTATGGAAACCATTACCAAGTAATGCTGGAATAAGTAGGGCCCGTAAGGTTACTTGGAGTGGAAATAAACCTTTGGATGTAGAGATAAGTTTTCAGAAAGAATTGATTAAGGAATTTATACTTCCACAAAGATGTAGTTGTTGTGGTGAATCAAGACAAAGAAAAACAGATTTACTCACACCATTAATTGTACATTTTATTAATGGAGATACACACGATAGAAATCCATCCAATTTAAGATTTTTTTGTTATAATTGTTATTTCTTAGAGAATCCTAACAAACACAGAACCATCAATAAAGATATCGGTAGAACATTTGAAGAACAACAAGAGATATCAGAAGATGGTATAACTGGTGATGATTTGGCTAAAGAGTTAGGTGAATCGTTAGCAGATTTATTTGGTAAAAACTGATGAGTAAGTTATGGGCGGCACTTATAATATCTTTCTTCGGACATATCCTTGCGTGGTTTCATATGCAAGGTCAATTTAAATATGAATGGGCAAAAAGTATATGGTGGGTTATATTAGGTGGAGTACCAATTAGTATTGCATTCTATTATGGTACAAGGTGGTATTATGAATACTTTCAAAATTATTGGTATGTTAGACCGATTGGATTTGGTATGGCAACTTTAGTATTCACTATAATGACTTGGTTAATGTTACATGAAGTTCCCGATACGAGAACCATAATAACTATGTTTCTTTCCGTTATTATTATTGTAATTCAATTATCACACCTTTTTGTTAAATAATAAGATATATATTTAATATGAAGAATTCAAAAGAATATGGTATAATGAAAAGAACTGCCGATGGGGAATTGGTAGTCAGAGATCATTTTCCTGAAGATGTTAAGGTAGCAGTTACTGCATTCTTAGCGGCAGGTAAGATGATGGTAGATGAAGGACTTGATTATTTACCAAGTGATTATTTGGTTAATTTATTAGAAACTCTATCTAAGTATCCAGAGTACAACAATTTAACTATGGACTTGTATAGGGCATACGACAAGGAGATTTAAATGGCCGTAAAAGAAGTTAAAACATTAGTATTGAAACGAGTTCCACCTGGTGACCAATGGGCAGATATCGAAGATTCTACAGCAGGAGTATTCCCAAGTTTAACAGATGGATTAGAACATTCGTTTCAGAAATCAGGTGGTAAGAACACAGAGTTCCATTTGAGTGCGTTTAAAGGTGAGATATATGCTGTTCATAAAGAAGAAGAACCAGATGCACCACCACCACCAAAACCAAGATATTCCATGTATGGCGAAGAAGCCGATGTACAACCAAGTATGTGGAAGAAAGGAGAATAAATGAATAAAAATATAGGATTTATATTATCAGTTATATTTGGTGTTGTATGTTTCAGTGCTGGAACATATTACAGTTGGATTAAAATAGAAGATAGGTATGTAGAATATACTAAGAAGTGGGATAAGATAAACTCGGATGTTGAACAATTTGTAGAAGTTTCAAACCCAAAGACGATTCAATTTTATGTCGCAGAACTAAGAAAGATTCTTGATGACATGACAAGGTTGAGTAAGATAATTGAGAAGGGACAAGAGATTGATGAAGCTATCGATAAAATACTTGAAGGTATAGTACAACTTGAAAGTCAATGGGATATTACACTTAGTAATGATATTAAGATGAAAGAAACTATTGAGGTTGTAAATGACCACATTAAGGATGTTGATATTCGTGCTAAATCTCAGATACAAAATGTTATTGATAATGAAATCAAAGATATCGATACAAGAATAGATAAACAATTCGAACAGATTAGTAAAGACTTAAAGGAAATAAAAGATATTATTAATCAAATTGAAAATTCTAAAGTTGGTAAAAAAATATTTAAATGAAAGATGATGTAATATATAATAAACACGATAATCAGGTTATGGTAAAAACTGATGGTGATTTAATTTATATCATATGTCATAGAGAAGAACAACAAGATAATGTGGTCAAGAGAATGACTACTGATAATTGTCTTTTAGAATCTTACGAAGAATGGGATGAGGATGATGATAAGAAATGGATACTAACATTCAGAGTATTAGACAACTATGAAGTTACACCAAATTTAAATTAGGAGATTAGAATGAAAATAACAATTGAATATTGTATGCAATGAAACTACGAACCAAGAGCTCTCAGTTTGAGAGATGATTTAATGGATGAGTTTCTTACTGATTTTGATTCGTTTGAAATAAACTTAGTCGAATCAAGTGATGGTGTATTTGAAGTAATGGTTAATGATCATCTACAAGTATTTTCAAAGAAACAATTAAATAGATTTCCTAATAGTTCATATGAGATTATAAAGACTATTAAAGATGCTATAGATGAGAGGAGATTAGGTTAGTCGGTTTCCCCTATATACTAACTGTCTCCCAAAGGGTAATTATACCATATATAAGTAGATAAAAGCACAAAAAAAGACTTGACTTTTATTATTTTTTTTCGTAAGATCAAGTGAATAAAAAATAGGTTATTATGAAAAACAAAAAATGGATACTTCCATTATTATTTGTATCGAGTTTACTCGGACAGATAGATATTAAACCAATGAAAGGTTATGGTGTTAAAGGTGGTGTTGGTGGTTATAGTGTTAGGGTAAGTCCTACGAGACAAACTCTAATTAAATTAGAAGGTACGATACCCGAAAAGAAAGGTTATCATAGAGTTACTTGGAAAACCAAAAAAACTTTTTATTGGAGTAATGGAATAGCAACAGATGTGTATCCTGCTGTTAATCCAGCAAGTTACTCTAAAAATGGTAAAGTCTATACTATGGTAGGATTGATGCCAGAAATGATTGGTAAGACAATCAAGATTGTTGCTACATACGGAAAGGATTCCGACACAATCACATTAAAAATTAAAGAACGATAAATGTCAAGACGAGAGAAAAAAATAAAACAAATATCGTAGGTAAGAAAAAAGTTCCCTATGATGTGATTATTCTCAAGGGTGGAGTAGAACATAAATATTGTAGGGTATGTACAAAACTTCTATTACTTACTGATTTCCACAAACATAAACAAGTTAAGAATTCTTGGAAAAGTGGTCATCAATTTGAATGTAAGAGTTGTAAGAATACAAAAATAAATCCGTTATTAAATCCATTAAGAACATCAGACCAGATGAGAGAATCTTCCGAAGGTTCAAGGTTAAGAGGAATTGTTATTCCAAAGGGTAAGATGGATAGTAATGTTATTTTTGAAAAGTTTGAAAATAAATGTTTTAATTGTGATAAACATTTAAACATAAAGAAAAAAGGAACATACGAAATAGACCACACATTACCACATTCATTATGGTGGGGATATTCAACAGAAGATGCTACCTTGTTGTGTTATCATTGTAATCAAGAAAAAACAAATAAGTGGCCAAGTGAATACTATACAGAAGAACAACTGAAAAGATTAAGTGAATTAACAGGTTGGGATTTTGATTTACTAAGTGGGAAACCAACAATGTGTAAAGAGAATGTCGATAGATTTCTTAACAACCGAGATGACTTTGAAACGACTTGGGTAAAGAGAAGTAGTGGTAAAAAGTTTTTAATAAAAGAAACAAAGAAACTTAAAAGTTTCGGATTTATTTAATAGCAAAATAAGTGTGTTGTTTTTAAAAAATAGATATACTTATATACAACATTGATTAACTAATGGAAATCGTTCAGAGTGAATGGTTTTGAAAAATGAATTTCATCCTAATAGAAAATCAATACTTAACGAATTAGATTAATAAAATTTGATTCAAAAAGGAGAAGTCATATGGCTGAACAAGCACAGCATCGCTTTGATCTAAGTGGTGATATATTAAAACAAATAGAAAAAGATAAAGAATATATTTATGATTCTACACCTAGCGTAGCAATCATTAATGTATTGGGTTGTCTTGGTTATACTTTAGAAGAATCTTCAAGTGATATAGTTGATAATTCAGAAGATGCCGAATCAGATAATGTATGGGTAAAAGTAGGAACGATTAATGGTTCTCAGTATATTGATATTGCAGACGATGGGTATGGGATGAACGCACAAACTCTATGTTCTTCTATGGTAATGGCTGGTACACCAGAGTTGGGTAAAAAAGATACTGGTAGTTTAGGTAAGTTCCATATGGGTTTAAATACATCAGTATTATCTCGTGGAGGATACGCAGAAATATATTCAAAGGAAGTCGGTGGTCGTCTATTGAAAACAATCTTTTCAAAAGATGAAATACTTAAAACTGGTAGTTTTGAAATGAGAGTTATAAGCCCAACACAAGATGAAATAGATTATTTTAATGAATCAACTAAATCTTCTGAAAGTGGAACATTAGTAAGGATTATTGGAAAGGAAGTTTTGAACTCAGCCCCAAAGGTGGCTAAGGCTAAGTTAGTAAAAGCCTTTAGTAGAAAGTTCCGTAGATATTTAATGGCTGGTAAAAATATGTATGTTAATAATATTAAAGTACCACCACACGATCCGATGTATTATTCTATCCCACTTGAATATCAAGGTAAAAAGCACCAATCAGAAATAATTGGAACGCTTGAATTTAATAACATAGAGTATACTGATAAGGATGGTAATCTAAAAAAAGATGGTCGTATAGTTTACACTGCGTACTCCGTATACAATCCCGGTGATAAGTCATTTGCTAGAAGTGAAAAACTAAATGTTACCAATCAAGGTATTTATGTAATGAGAAACGATAGAGAGATTATGGCAGGAACATTTTTAGATTTACCAAAGGTAACAAAAAATCCTGGTTATAATTACTTTCGAGCCGAACTTGAATTTGGTGAAGAACTCGATGAATTATTTCAACTCAATATACAAAAAACCAATATCATTATAGATCAAGGAATAAAAGACAAGCTTGTTAAACAAGTTAAGTCAGATATTAAATTTGTTGATGGTTTAGCTGTAAAGGCAAAAGAATCTAAAATTCAAAAGAATCCTAAAGACATTGAAAAGCTTCATAAATCTTTACAAGACCATGTGAATAGAAAAGGTAAGTTATTACCAAGAAATAAAAGAAAGAAAACTACTACAACAACAAAAAGACCAATTCCTGATCCTAATAGAATAATTAAAAAACGGAAACAAAAGACATATAAACATTTTGTTATCACAACTGATGATACAATGGGAAGTAGAGATGCCGCCCATATTGGTAGATTAATTGACGATAGTAAGGATTTGATTGAACTAACATTCAATACTAACCACAAACAATGGCAACATCTATTATTACTCGATGAAGCATCTAAAAACTATTATTACCTTGAATTATATGCCTTGTACAAAGTAAGATTTGATTACTTGGTAGATGAGCATGGTGAAATAGATTATGATTTAATTGGTATGATGGACAATGTAATGGGAATGACGACAGACACATTGTTAGATGGAACTAAAAAACCAAATCTAGCAGCTTAAATTTAGCAAAATAAATGTGATGTTTTACTAAAGTAGATGATATATATTACATATGAAAGTATTCGATGCTCAAATGAGGTCGATATCATAAACGAATATCAAGGTTCAAACGAAGTTGATATTCACCAAGTTGACTAACAAGTAACAAAGGAGAACAATAATGACTAAAGTTCTATTTAAGCACAATCTTCCCTTTTTCGATAGGGATGACTTTTTAACACCATTCGATAAAATGTTTGACAATCTCGTGGAAACACAATTTCCAGAAGTTGTAAAACAAGTTGGAGTGAAACCATATCAAGGTTCAGCTTATCCAAAGGTTAATGTATATGAATACGATGACAAGATTGGAATAGTAGCCGAGATACCTGGTTTGAATAAGAAACAACTTCAAGTAGATGTTGAAGAAGGTATATTAACTATCTCAGGTGATAAACATAACACCTTTGAAGATGATGGAGCAAAAGTACTCCGTAAAGAGTTAAAACAATCTTCATTCAAGAGGTCTTTCGAATTAGGTGAACAATTAGATGGAGATGATATCTCAGCTAATTTTAAAGATGGAGTTTTATCGGTAACTATTCCCAAGAAGGAACCAGTAATACCGAAGAAACATTCTGTAAAAATCTCGTAAATAAATAATTAAAAGGGTTCTACCGTATTTTTAGTTTCCACTATATCAAAACTTAAAAAGACAACCGAACCCTTTTTTTTATGCAATGAGTAAATTCAACCGATTAATTAGATTAAATAATATTGTATACGAGTGCTTAGGTGTTATGTCAGTAGAAAGTTCCTTAGAAAAGGGTACAGACTATTGGAAAAAGTGTTGGGGTGCTGATTATGTACTGAGAAATGGTAATGATTATTATTATTGTAGACTTGTAATTGATGCGGAATTTGAAGATATTTAAAAAAATACCTATTTATATGTATGTAGGAGATATAGTATATGTCAGATAAAAGATATTTTGAGGATTTAATCCGTAAAATGAAAGAGTTACGAGTTAGTGGTAGTGGAGAAATTATCGTAAATGATGATGACTCTATAAAATTTGTAGATACACAGGTACCATTTACACATAACGATTTCGCTAAATTAAGTAGTGAACAAAAAGAGGCGTTATTTATCTGGTTAAATAAGGATAATATACCACAAGCATAGTGAATGAGAAATTATTAAAATTACAACATAAAAAATTAGAACAACAAGTACTTTATTTACGAACAGAACTCGAAGAAACGCAGTGGATATTTCAAGATTGTTTAAAAGATTTTGATATTGAATTTAGAAAGTATTTTAAAGAACCTAATAAAAAACAAAAAGGTGAAGTAAATAGTAATTCCCCTACATACGACATCCCAGCAACAGATGTTAATTCGGTTTTTAAAAAGATAGCTAAACATACCCATCCAGACAAACTCGGAAACCAAAACTTATCAGAACAGGAATATGATGCCAAAGTTGATATGTATAAAGAGGCACAACAAGCTGTTAAGAATAGAGATTGGTCTAAGGTGGTAGAAATAGCAAGGGAATTGGGAATAGATATTTCAGATATCACAGGTGATGATAGTGATTATCTAAAAGAGAGTGTTGAGAAATTACAACAAAAAATAAAAGAATTAAAGATGACTTACGCATGGAAGTGGAGTCATACAAAAGATAATGAGAGAGAAGTCATGAAAGGGATGATTTTACAATCTCTCGGTTTAAGTCAAATAAAGGAGAAATAAAATGACTACATCAAAAGAGATACACGCAAAAATAAAAGAACTTTTTGAGGAATTTGATACGAATCATGAGGTACATGCTGAAAAAGGTAACAAAGCAGCTGGTGGTAGAGCAAGAAAAGCTATCGGTGAGGTAAAGAAATTGGTTACTTTATATAGACAAGCTTCAGTATCAGAATCAAAGAAATAAGAGTATATATAATATTTATAGAGGTATAATATGTTACGAAAGGACACGATAGAAGATAAGCTCGGCCAACTACAATTAACCATTGATAGGTTGAGGTCAAGTTTGGTAGTACCACAAGATCCAGGTGATATTGGTACACCGATACAGACCGTAGTTAGAGTATTAGAGCAGGTTCAAAATCAGATTGACCAAATAGTTAATCTGATAGAGTTAGAAGATTAATTAATAACTAACGGAGATAAAGTGTGGAAACAAAGAATAGTAGGTTTTTTCCATATTTAGTTGGATTATCCGCACTACTTGTTGCGGGAAGTGCAGCTTTTTATTCAGTATTCGGTTTAAGTAAGTTATTTAGTGGAGCTACAATGGCAGTTATTATAATGGCTGGTTCATTGGAGTTTGCTAAATTAGTTAGTGCATCATTCCTATATAGGTATTGGGATGAGATAAATCGATTTATGAAAACTTATTTAATTATAGGAGTGGTAACTCTTGTGATGATAACGAGTGCCGGTATCTTTGGATTCTTATCCAATGCCTATCAAGGTGCTACGGTTTCATTCGAAAAAGAATCTACCGCCCTATTATATAAGGAAGATAGGTTAGACCAATTATCAGACGATAAGAAATTCTTAAAGGAAGAATTAGAGGCTGCTGTTGCAGAACTACCCGATAACTATCGTACTGCCAAAAGAAAACTCAGAGAAGAATATCAACCAAAAATAAATGATATCAATATTACTATGATGACACTTAAACAAGAGATTGGTGATTTAAAGATAGCACTTGTTGAAACGGGTGTTGATGTAGGACCTGCAATTTATCTCGCACGAGTATTCGACACGGATGTTGATTCAATCGTTAAGTATTTTATCTTTATGTTAATTGCTGTTTTCGATCCTCTTGCTGTAGTTTTAGTTATAAGTTATAACCTAACGCTACAGGTTAGGATAAGAGATGACGAGAATCAGGGCCCTGTGTCTGGGAAAAACGGAAAAACGGAAAAACAGAAAAAGAAACCAAAACGACTTGGACTATATAAAGAAGGTAAGAGTGTAATTGAGAAAGTTGTCAAGGAAACTTTTAAACCTGATAGTAAAATAGAAAAAAAGCATAAAGAGGTTATAGAAGAAGAACCAAGAGGTGGAATATTTGTACCTGAAAAAACGGTAAATACATCTGATATAGGTAAAGGTGGTATAGTAAATTCCGAATATGTACCAAAGAATAAAATATAAGTGAATTATAGCAATAAAGTTATGTATTCCAAAGGTTATTTAAATACTTATCAATGGAGATTTTCTTCATTAAACATTTCACATACAATAAAACCAGCGGACAGGCAGCTGACACACCTGTGAAAAAATGTGTCTTAACCAAAAAGAGGAGAACGTTAATGAATATACGTAATCTAACAATATCATTATTGATGACAACAGGATTGTTTGCACAAACTATCGTTGGGGTTGTTAATGGTGGTAGTGAACCATTGGTTGGAGCAAATGTTGCTGTTGTAGGAACTGATAAAGGTGGTGTAACAGATGAATCTGGTAAATACACTATCGATGTCGGAGCTGAAGGCACATACACATTAACTGCTTCATTCATTGGATATTCACCTTTAACATTGGATGTTAAGGTGGGTGATATAGTTGGAACACTCAACTTCGATTTAGAAGAAGATGTTTTAGCTATGACAGCACTTGAGGTCTTGGCTTCAAGAGCTGATGAAAAGACACCTGTTGCATACACTAATGTGGTAAAAGAAGAATTGGAATTTCGTCTTGGTAGTCAAGATGTTCCAATGGCTTTGAATACTACACCAAGTGTTTATGCAACTCAACAAGGTGGTGGTGCGGGTGATGCTCGTATCAATGTTCGTGGGTTCAACCAACGAAATGTAGCCGTAATGATAAATGGTGTTCCCCAAAATGATATGGAGAACGGATGGGTTTATTGGTCTAATTGGGATGGAGTTGCAGATGCAGCACAATCAATTCAGATGCAAAGAGGTCTATCAGCTGTTAATCTAGCTACACCTTCAATCGGTGGAACTATGAACATTATTACTGATCCTGCTCAACACGAGAAGGGCGGTAAGTTCAAACAAGAAACAGGCGCAGGTGGTTTTCTAAAAACTACTCTTAATTACAATAGTGGTTTGATTGGAGAAAAACTCGCGTTAAGTGGTACAATAGTACGAAAAACAGGTGATGGACTCATCGACAAAACATGGACAGACGCTTGGGCATATTATTTTGGTGCGAGTTATCAAGCTAATAAAGATAACCGATTTGAATTATACGCTATCGGAGCTCCACAACGCCATGGTCAAAATCTATACAAACAGAATATCGGTGCTTATGACGCTGAATTTGCTGCGAGTATAGATGGATATGATGAAACAGCACTTGGAGAAGATGGTTCGTTCAAAGATGTTGGTCGATTCTTTAATCAGAATTGGTCACCTATTAGTTCAGACTATAAAGGAAAGCAATATTGGTATATGTATGGTGATAAAACATCGGACAGATACAATCCTAACTTCCTAAATGAAAGAGAAAACTTCTTTCATAAACCATTGGTTAATCTTAACCATTTCCTAAATATAAATGAAAAACTTCGTCTTTCATCTGTAGCTTATTGGAGTGGTGGATCTGGTGGTGGTACTGGTACTTATGGTAGGATTCCAACTCTCGACGCCGATGGTGTTTTAGGGGGAGAAGATTATAAGTTTTATTATGGTCGTTCTCCTTGGACAAGAGATTGGAATACATTGGTTGCATACAACTCAGGTGACGCAGACACAGTTTATGTTGATAAGAGAGTTCTACCAAGAACTCATGGTGATGGTAATAATCAATCAGTAGGTATTCTTCGTAACTCTATTAATCGTCAAAATACTCTCGGTTTAATCTCCAAATTAAACTACGAAGTTAATGATGATTTAGAGGTTCAAGTTGGTATTGATTGGAGAACTGCTAAAATCGAACACGCTCGTGAAGTTCGTGATTTGATGGGTGGTGATTACTATATGGATTACGCAGATGATAACTACGCAGATGGTAAAAGAGTTGGTTTAGGTGATATCATTGCATACCACAATCATACTACGGTTGATTGGTTAGGTGGATTTGTTCAAGGTAATTATACTTTGGATAATTTAAACCTTTATGGTATGGGTGGTGTATCTAACATCAAGTATACTTATCAAGATCATTTTACGGTTGAGAACGAGTTAATTGAAGCACCATCAATCACAACAATTCAAGCAAAAGGTGGAGCAGTTTACGATATAGATGATAATGTTAGTGTATTTGCTAACGCTGGATATGTCGAAAAACCACCTATTATGGATAATGTGATTTACTTTGATGGTACGGTTGCACCAGATCCTGCTAATGAGAAATTCATTAGTTCAGAAGCTGGTGTTAATTTCAAATCTGATAAATTTGCTGTTAAGGCAAATGTATACAATACAGATTGGAAAGACCGAAACCTTACTAAATCCGTAACCACAGGACAAGGTGATTCAGGTGATACTGATGTTATCTTCCTTAGTGGTATCCATCAAAAACATCAAGGACTTGAGATAGAAGCTTCTTCACAAGTTCATTCAATGTTTAGGATAGACGCGGCACTTAGTTTTGGTAAATGGCAGTTCAATGGAGATGCTAGTGGTAATTATCAAGAAAACGAATATGATGAACAAGGTAATGTAAGTGGTTTGAAAACAACCAAATACAATTACGCACTTGATGGATTATTCGTAGGTGATATGCCTCAAACTTCATATGTCTTGGGTGGAACTCTAACTCCTGTTAAAGGACTTAGTATTCAAGCACTCTACAATATCTATGATGATAATTATAGTGATTGGAGTCCTGATTCTCGTGAGTATGATGTTGACGCAACAGACGATGATGGTAATTCAGTAGATGACGCAGATAGAGAACAAGTATGGATGGCACCTGGATATCAAAAAGTTGATATTCACGCTTCATATAAACTACCAACCGATTGGACTGGTGGATATGATGTGTCGTTGTCAGCACATTTGTTTAACGCTTTAGATGCTGTATTTGTACAAGATGCAGTAGATCACAGCCAATACAATAGTTATGGTGACAAAGTTCACGCAGCACACAACGCCGAAGTATTTCTTGGAACACCAAGATACTTTAACTTAGGATTGTCTGTTAATTTCTAAATAGTATAATTAAAGGGGGGTTTATACTCCCCTTTTTTTGTGCCAAAAATAATTAAAAAAAAGACTTGACTCGTATTGATTTATTTCGTATATTCCAGTATAAGATAAAGGGAATAAATAATGAAAACGGAAATAATAATTGAAATAGATGGTATAGTTAGAACAATGGATTTGGATGAGTATATAGAAATGGTTAGGGATGGAAATCCACTTCATACAGTTAAAGGAGTTAAGTAATGACAAAAACACACGAGTTTATTTTAGGAAAGTATGATTCTTCAACAAATTATGAAGGACATATATTAGATGTTGAATATGTGGTATCAAGTGTTAGTGATGATATTAAGGTTGTAGATATGTGGAGATATTGGGATAGTAATAATCACAATCATTCAACACCTGATATGGATGAGATGATGAAATTAGATTGGTTGAGTGAAGATTTCAAGGAGAAGATGTTTGAGGAATTAAGACATATTGAATTTGGTGATTTTGATTTGGATAAGTATTGTGAAGAAAATCCTGATTTCGATGAAGCTATGAATGGGATGTATAATTAATGAGTTGTAATAAGTGTAAAAAAGTAAAAGCAGTTATCAAGTACAAAGATGGTAAATATTGTACTTGGTATTGTGCGAAAAAAAAGTGAGAAAAGACTTGACTTGTATTGGTTTTTCATGTTATATTCCAGTATAAGATAATTAAACAAAAGGAAAAGAATGAGAAAAGTACACAGATTTGTTAATAGTAAACCAGTAATAATTACCGAAAAAGGTATTCAATACAAGGTTGTTGATTTGGGTGGACATAAGATGAAGATTAGGATTAAATCAGACGAGGAAGTATCTCGTGATTCTAAACTATTTAAAGAAAGTAAGGAGAGTAAATAGTGATAAAAAGGGATAAAAATAAATTTAAAGAGAGGGTTGATATACTTCTCAAAAACATAGGTAAAGACTATGATTCTTGGACTGGAATAGAACCACTTCGTGAAATGGATGAATCATCTTTAAAGATTAAAAAAGAAAGTTCTGAGAGATTTAAAAAAGGACTTAAACTTTCGCATGGTAGGAAATACATCAAGGTTATGGAGAATAACAGAGTTTGGGGTTTCATCGCAGCTACTGATGGAATACTCAAAGGAATACCTTACAAATTTGGTGATGTATTTAAAGCAGCTTCTTGGAGAGCACCAGCAAAGCATGTTAGAGGTTCTGTATTTTTGGATAGGACAGATTGGTTTCATTGGACAGGACCGATGTACATATAATGAGTATTATTAGAAACCCTCAACCAAGAAAGAGAGAAATAAACCTTAATGGAACTCAAGGAAACGCTTACTTTCTTTTAGGAACAGCAAGAAATTTTGGAAAACAACTTGATTTGGATGTCGATAGTATTATCAAAGATATGGAATCAAGTGATTATGAACACCTTATCAAAGTATTCGATAAACACTTTGGTATGATTGTAGATTTAGTTTACAGGAGATAAAATGAAATATAAAGAAATATTAGATAAACTTTATGAGATAGAATGTCAGTTAGATGACGCTATGAATACTCTACCAGATTATAACTCTAATGTGGATTCACAAGGTTACATAGATGGTGCTAGATGTGATTTATATCATCTAAAGGATAATGTGGAAAGAGCCATATTAAATGAAAAAAGTGAAAAAAAATAAAAAAAACACTTGACTTTCTCATTTATTCTTAGTATATTCATATATGTTAAAAAAGGAAAAAACAATGAACTTAAATGAATGGTTGGAAACAACTGAATTTACAACTAAAGACTTAGCACTATTACCAAGTGTGGGTTGTGTTATCAATACTAAGAATGGAGATACATTCCCAATGATGGAAGATGACTCTATTGGTTTTGATGAACCTATGAATATCATCGAGATGTATAACGATCCATTCAATAGTGAGGAATGGTTTAATTCACTACACACTTGTGATAAACCTGTTGTTAATGAAGTATTAAATAACTTACTTCCAAATGAAGTAAAGGAGATATAATGAGAGATTTATTCGATAAAGAATTTCAACAAGAGATGGATGATTTTTTCCATTACATAGACCACGAGGTTTTGGGAAAACCATTACCAGAACCTGAGGTCGAGGAAGATATGACAGATGAAGAAGCAGAGTATTGGGAAATGAAAGCGGAGATACATAATGAATTATAATGAAACTCTATATGGGAAACAATATTTACTTGGAACTGATGTTTACGAAGATGGGAAACATAAGATATTAAATGTTCCGTTGATTGATTTAATGGATAGGAATGGTTTTATACCCGAAGGTAAGTATAATGAGATTTACAATTTATCAGTTGTGTGGTATGAGGTTAATGAAGAAATTTTTGTTGAGAGTATTTATGATACCGATAGTGGTGAAACTTATTGGACAGATAAACCAGCTAATGAGTGGACAGATAATGATGACGAACTTTTAACAGCACTTTTAATGTATGGTAATTTACAAGAAACAATAGGAGAGAATTATGTTTAGGTTTATTCCAATATTATTTTTATTTTTAATTGGTTGTGAAGATACATTGTATTTAGAACCAGTCGATGAATCTACAATTCAAGTTGAAGAGCCAAGGGTTGATGTTTATTATTTTGATAAACAACCTAATCTTAGTTTAGATGATAATGGATTTTACCATTTAGATATTGATACGACCAACTGGCAAACCTTACATAGACTCACGGGTTTTATTTCAGATTCAGCAACATCAGGACCTGTTGTAAATTGTAGGGTGGAGTGGGAATCATCTCATTATTGGACTCTCGGAGATACATTAGGTTTTTGGATTAGACAAGGTTTAACCGATGATTTAGAATGGGTTAGTTATGATACATCTTATGTTATTGGTTTTGATGGACAAGAAGTACCTACAATTAATCCAGCAAGTTATAGCAACTCTGATGGAGAAGTTAATACAATGATAGCACCCGTACAATCTATGATTGGAGATACTATGACTATTTGGTATTCGTGGAGTGGTTGGTACGCTGGTGTGAATAATGATTCAATAAAAATTGTATTAGATTGAAAATAATACTTGACTTTATCACTATTTATTCGTAAGATCAATTATGACAAATAAAGAATTACAAGATTTAATAATAAAAACATTTTATGGGATTATCATTGATGAGTATGACCGAGAGATTCATAAGATTGATGGTAAATCATATGATATCACATTTGACAGAAGTAGAGTTGAATGGAGTTGTAGTTGTCCAGCATTTAAGTTTCGTAGACGACATAAGATTTCTAAGTGTAAACATATAATTGAAATACAGAATAGAAAATTTAAGACATTGGTTGAAGGCCGAGCTGGTGTCCGAGTGGTCTAAGGAGATGGATTGCAAACCCATTATTCGTGAGTTCGAATCTCACCCAGCTCTCAAAAATAATTGAAAAAAAGACTTGACTTTCTCGTTTTTTCTTCGTAAGATCAAGTATTAATTAAATAAAGGGAAATAACAAATGAATATTAAAAATGAAATTAGAAAATTAAGTAGTCTTTCAGAGTTGAATGACTTATCATCATTTATTAGTGAGTGTAAAACTCTGTTAGGTAAATCATCACTTGGTGTTGGTTCTAAGGTTTGGGTGGTTCAAAAAACCAAAAAAACTGAAGGTGTTGTTACCAAAATGAACATCAAGAAAGCTCTTGTTGATATGAGGGGTAGGATTTATAGTGTTCCATTTTCAATGTTGGAATTAGCATAATGGTATTGGAAACAGCAGCTGATGTTGGTAAAGATTTGAGAAAACAAATCGTTCCACTAATGAAATCCAAAGGATTTAATTTAAGGGTAACTACCAGCAAACAAAGTTATTACCACGATGGTAATGTAAATGTTAAGATAACAAAAGTTCCTACTAACTTTCCGGTTTGGATAGATGAGTATTCTAAGTGGAGAGTTACACCTAACGCCGAAAGATTAGTTCTAACTTTAAAAGAAAGAATTAAAAGTATAGTTGACCAACTTGATATAGATGTGTCGGTTGATTTTGATAGAAAAGTACCTTTCATAGAATATGAGGAGAATAAAAATGAAAACTAAATCTTGGTTACTATTAATGAGTCCCGATGAAAGGGGTGGTGGTGAAGAAATTAAAACCATATACCATAATAAATCAAGGGAAGAAATGGTAAAGATGATGACCTTGTTACAAGATCTAAATGAACACTTGGTATTGTCTTTGGTAAGAATTAGTCCTAAATCAACTTATGATGATATAATTAGAATGGATGATTCAGAAATGTTTTTTATGGATTCTAAACGAAATTGGAATAATGGAAAAACATATGAAGAAGTACAAGACGACATACTTGAGGAAAAGGTTATGGAGTCTTTAATAAATGGCGATATGGGAGTCGCATAAATAAAGAGAGAGTAAAATGAAACAAAGTACATTTGAAAAAAATGGTGGTTACTTCATCGGTGGAGTAGCGTATATGGATTGTAAAATCACAGGTGAACCTGTAAAGAATGTCAGTACAGATTGTAAGTCTGTAATTGGTAGTAGGGCACTAACAGGATTACTTCACAAGAAGTTTCCCGAAACAAATAAACCAGCATACAAACCAACAGGACGACCAGCTGGTTGGCATTGGATGAAAGAGTTTGTAGATAAAGATGGAACGGTTTACCATATGGGTAAGGAACAACCTAAGTTAAAGGGAACTAAAAAACCTACTAAGGTTAAACCTGTAAAGAAGAAAGCTACTAAACGGAGAACTAAAGAAGAAATTCTTTTAGCCCGTGAAGTAGAAAAAAGAGCAGAACTAAAGAAAGCTGTAAAGAAACAGAAAGATTTTTTAAACCACCAATTTGGAAATAAGTAATGTTTGAATCTTTAATACATTTTTTCAAACATTTTTTAGGATTGTGTGGAGAATCACACCCAAGCGTTTTAGTAAGTGGGTTTGGACTCTTTACAATACTAGCAATTTACATTAGTGATATTATACATTACATAAAGGATAAAATAAATGTCTAAGAAAAGTAAAGGTCAATGGAAAGACTATAAAACATTCACTCTTAGTGATGGTACTAAGTTTTTAGCTCGTGATGAGAAAGACGCTAAACTTTACAAAGAAAAAGTTGGTGACAAATAATGATAGAGTTTACCATTTTGTTTGTAGGTGTTTTAGTAATGGGTTATCTTGTAGAGAAGGAATCCAAACGAATACAGAAGAAGAATAAAAATGTTTGAATTCTTAGTGGTGTGTATTTTAATATACATAGCATATCATGTTTCAGAAAATAATAATAAACCAAAATTCTAAGGAGATAGAATGACAAGAAAAGAAGCACTCCAAGCTCAAAGTGAGTTTTCAATTTATGGAGTTTTTAGATTTACCGCATACTTACTTGCTTCAATAGCAATGTATAGTGGTGAATTACAAATAGCAGGAATAGCGTTTGGGTTCGGAGCCACACTTGGTTTTGTTCGTAGATTAGCTAGGATATGGGAGTAACAAAATGAGCACACATCCAATGAAACCTATAACCAAACCAGGTGAAGGTAAGAAACGCCAAAAGTATGTTACACAGGAACGATATTTAGAAGAACGATATGAAATTTCTCGTGGTCTAAAAGGACCCAAGAGATTAGAAAACGAATCATTCGAAGATTTTCATACTCGTAGAAAAGCAGAAAATGGTCTGTTGAAAGAATACCTTCGTGGTGTTTGGATAAAGAAAGAAGATTGACAGAGATTCATAAAAAGATAAAACATCTAAACCATACTCTGATTGTATGGGCAGAGGATAACAAATATAAAAATAATCGTGGTGGTGATTATATCATACCACCACGAGTTGAAAATGATGTGGTTATGTCTGAGTGGAAAGATGATTTAAAGTTTGTATCTAAGTTAGATTTTATGTTAGGTGATGGTAAGACTTTGACAAAGAAAGAACTTCAGATGTCTAATCAACTATATGAATTTTATAGTCAAATGTCTATGAAAAATTTACTAAGGAAATAAATGTATAATATATTTTTAATACTACTTATGTTACAATGGAACTCGTGTTCTCCGATACCTGAACCTACTTACATTGATGATGTGAATATGGAGAATTATGCGTAAAGTAATTGATTGTTTTAAAGAAGATAATCCAGTAATAAATAAAAAACTAAGAGAGGTTTCAGTTGAAGAAGGAAACATTATTGCCACAGAATTATTTCAGATACTTAACGAAAGAAAAGACGGCATTGGGTTGGCAGCGAATCAAGTGGGAATTGATGCACAAGTGGCCGTTATCAATGTTATTGAACCTTTGGTTCTCATTAACCCAAAGATTGAAGAACAATGGGATGAAATTCCCTACTACGAAGGATGTTTGAGTTTTCCAAAACAAGGTATTCATACTAAAAGATATAGGAATATTGTTATCAAAACCGAACAGGCAGAAAGTGGTTGGTACTTTAGTGGGGCAGAAACTACACAAGAGGCTAAAGGTAGTTGGGAACAAGACAATAAAGAACAGGATCAAGAACAAAGATTATTAGAAGCTATATGTGTTCAACACGAGATAGACCATTTAAATGGAATAACTATACACGATAGAGAAGATAAACCAAAACCAATTATATCTAAAAAGGGATACGGAAGAAACGAAAGAGTTATGATTACCAATGGTAAAGAAACACAAGAATTAAAATACAAAAAAGCAAAACCACTTATAGATAGTGGAAAATGGGAAATCTACATAGGAGGCCCGATAACTTAAAATGAGAAAACTAAAAATGAAAAAGAAAGTAACAAAACCAATCAGAAGAAAATGTCATAATTGTGGGAAGATGGCAACTAATCCAGTTCAATATCATTTAGTTCCATCAATACCTTATGGTGAACCGATGCCAATATGGTCAAAGAGTGGCCCTAAAACCAAGAGGGTTGATTTGAAAGGTGATATGAAAATAACAGCCAAAAACTATTGTGATAGAGAGTGTATGGCTGAAGGTAGGTCTAAGCTCGGTGTCTAAAAAACCCACTAAAGAGAAACCTAAATACTCTAACGCTGGAAAGGGTGATAAGAATAGAGTATCAAATATTAACAAGTATGCTGAAAATTGGGAAAAGATTTTTGGTAAAAAGAAAGTTAAGGAGAAATCTAAGAAGTGATAGAATCAATGGTTATGTTAGTTTTAATGATTACATTCGGAATGATATCATTAGTAGTTATGATTTCAATAGATAAAAATGAAAAAGATAAGACATAGTAAATTACCGATTACACTATCGAGTTCTGATACATTAGATTATGAAATGTTACACGCAATACAATTAAACTTAATGTATGATGAAAACGATAGTAGAGAAGAAAATCAAGGTTGTTGGAATGCTTGGGTTGGTGAAGATGGTAATTGGTTCAACCCGTATAAACCTAATAAAAATCAAATGGAGTTATTTAATGAAGAAGAATAAAAAGATGGAGTTATTAAAAAAGGCTGAGAAAGTAAATTATGTATTTGAGAAGATGGATAAGGAAACACAAGACGCTGTAAAAAGTCTTATTAACCATATGATGGTAGAAAAAACTAAAAAGGATAATCACATAGTTTGAAAAAATATTTAACATATGATGATGTAAACATAGTTCCAAAGTACTCGGAGTTAAAATCTCGTGATGATGTAGATCTTACCACACGATTTACCAAGAATAGAAAACTACACATCCCAATAGTAGCCTCACCGATGGATACCGTAACTGAAGAAGATATGGCCATAGAGATGATGGAAAGGGGTGCCGTAGGTGTTATACATAGATTTATGTCTATTAAAAAACAATCTCGTATGATGCAATCATTACATTATAAATGGGATAGTTTTTTTAATATAGGTGATGGTAAAGAAAGAAGTGCCGATAATGATTATGATGAGTGGTATAAGAAACTAAGTAATAAAAGTAAAATATCCAAATCAGATTGGGAGGATTTTAAAGATTACGGAATGTTCACAGATGATATGGCAGAAACCGATAGGATGTGGAGAAACCTACCCTTATGTGCAGCAGTTGGTGTTACAGGAGATTATTTAGAAAGAGCGAAAGAATTGGTATTAAACGGATGTAATGTACTACTTATAGATGTAGCACACGGCCACCATAAAAATGTAGGAGACGCTATTGAAGAAATCAAGAGTAAAATATCAAACATCGAAGTCATTGCGGGAAACATTGCGACAAGAGATGGAGCAGAGTTTCTCTGTGAAAAAGGTGCTGACGGCATCAGAGTGGGAATCGGTAACGGCTCATTATGTGAAACAAGAATCAGGACTGGCGTTGGATTACCTCAGGTTAGTGTTCTTCTTGATGTGTATTCCGTTTGTGACGATTGGGATGTTCCTATTATTGCTGATGGTGGTATTCGGAATGTGGGTGATGTGGCTAAAGGACTTGGTTGCGGAGCTGACACCATCATGGTTGGTTCGTTACTTTCGGGCACCAAAGAGAGTCCAGGTCAAATAGAAAAACAAGGTGAGTGGCCTAACGAAAAATTATTTAAAAAGTACAGAGGTTCTGCCTCAAGAGATTCAAAAGGAAACGATAAGAATGTTGAGGGAAATCATAAAGTGATTCCTTACAAGGGTAAAGTAAATAGAATACTTAGTGATATAGAAGATGGAATAAAAAGTTCGTGTTCCTATGTAGGGGCAAATAATCTTGCAGAATATAGATCTTTAGTAGAATTTGTAGAAGTAACAAATGCAGGTCAAGTAGAGGCTCGACCACATTTATTAAGTTAAAGGAAAATTATAAATGGTATTAGATAGTTTATTAGCAGGTGTAATGTTATTCAGTTCATTCGCCGCAAGAACACCAAATGTACAACCAAATCCAGATGACTACGAGGTTAGTATTGGGATAAATCATAATAACTTTCATTTCAATCGTCAATGGGAAAGAGAACTTGGTGAGTTCTATATAGATGATTTGTTTTGGGCCAAGTTTGATAATGGTATTTATTTTAAACCTGAGTATATGAATAAGGAAAGTCAAGGAGTTAGATATTTGAAGATTGACTCAAGACGAAGTTGGAAAGGTTTTTCTTTTGGATTCACAAGCCGTAATGATGATAGTGATGTGTTCAGTTCTAACTTTGTAACATTTATATCTTTTGGTGGAAGTACAAAGAAAAAGTATTGGGAAAAAGTAGATGTTGAATTTTCTTTTGATGGATACTTGCCACCAAGTGAAGAAGAAGGTAGAGATACTTTTGAGTTTGAAAATAAATTTAAAACATCATATCCACTAACAGAAAAACTTAGGTTGTATAATATAGGTGAAATATCTAAACTTCAAGGTAAACAATTTTACAAGGCTAAAATTGGATTTGAATATTTATTTAAAAAGTAACGGAGAAAAAAATGAATAAATTTTATACTGCAGCTTTAAGTCATTGGGAATCACAGAGAGATGAGGCTTTAGCTACATTAGATTTATATTTTAATAAATCAGTAGGTATCGGAGAACACTCTAAAATATTAGATGAAATACATATATGGACTCATAAACTATCTGAGGCTACTGAAAATATAAGCTCACTTAAAACATTTTTTGATGAATATGGTGATGTAAAAGACAACAATAAAACGAAAAAATTATTAAATGATTAAAATTTTAATATCATATCTTTTGGCATTAACTATAATAGGTAGTGGGGTATTTTTATTTTGTGCCTTGGTTAGTTTACCTTTTTGGTTAATGTGGAATTGGTTAATTCCAGATATATTTGGATTACCAATCATAACTTGGTTACAGGCATTTGGTCTTTGGACTTTTATAGTATTGATAAGATCAAGTAATTTTAATTATGCTAAAACATTTAATCCCTCAAAAATTTCAGAAGATGGTACAGAATTATCACCTTTTGGTGATAATACTTGGAATCAATGGGTTGAACAAATTAAGAAAAATTATCGTGCATAATTATATTTTTGATACTTATCTTAAATTATGGAGATGACTAAAATGGACATAACTAAGATTATTCAGACATTGAGTGAGGCATTAGATGATAAAGATTGGGATTTGGTAAAAGAATTGTTAGAAGAATTAATTTATGAAGATGATAATCCTATCCAAGAATACGAGAAGGATAAGGATGTGGATAATGAAAATTTATGGGGCTGACTTGGAAATCGACTGGTGTTATTCGATACTAAAGTGCAGCAGAGTTTGAGTAGACTCTTAAATAAGACTCAACGAAACCTAAATGGCGATACATCGCTAGACGGGTTGGACATTGATTGGCATTTAGCTAATCTTGAAATGGGATTCGACAATTTTGTTGAACCTGTTCAAAATGACCAACCATCTTACGCCTACGCGGCATAAGTTACTGAGTTGTCTAACACTCGGTCATAAAATAAGTTAGACATCAACTCCTCATGTTATGAGTATAAAAGAACATACGGAGCTATCCAAAAAAATAGTCGGTGGTTTGTAGGTAACTTCTCGGAGGGTAGTAACCTAACTAAGCTGTAAATGACTTTGTAAAGAAGGCAAACAGGACGGGAGTTCGAATCTCCCCAGCTCCACAAAATTAGCAAGAAAGTACTTGTAAATGGTTATAAAGGGTTGTAAGATCAATATATGAAAAAATACTATTATGAAAGAAGTAATCTTCTTGAGAGTGATGTGAACATCAACTTTGATGAATTACTATACATGAATGAAGAAGAAACTTCTAAATGGATTGAAAAACTTAGAAGTTTTATTATTTCAGAATGGGATGATAAAGGTATTCCACCTACAATCGGAGCCAATACTTCAGATATAAAAAAGAACTTTAAGAAACTACGAGAGTATGATGTTCATAATAAGTTTTTGGTTCGTGATGATGATGGCAATGAAAATGTTATTAAGAATTACAATAAACATGCCAGTAGTGTTAATCAGTTCTTTCCAACTATGTTAAAGACTCGTGTTCAGAATGGTAGTATTTATGATTGGTTTACGGATGAGTATAAAGATAAATTTCAAAAGGTTATAAAGAGAATATTAAAAAGAGATTCAATGTATAATTGGTCTAAATGTATTTTAGATGGTGAAGATATACCAGAGAATTTCTTTATTGTCCAACATAAACATAATGCTGTAGAGAGTAAGTACAAGACTTTATCAGTTGAAGAAGTAGAGAAGTTAGATGATAAACATAAAACTAATCTACCAAAGGAGTTAGATGGTGATACATATAAATTCTTGGTTAGGGATTTTCAGTTAGGACAAAAGTTATTTCCAGCTGGTATTCAGGCATTTCGTTTAGGACTTGGACAACCAGCCGTAAACTTTCCACCATTAACCGCTAGATATTTGTATGAAAGATTTACAGACCATATTAATATCGATGAACTCGAACCCAAACAATTAAATATTTATGATCCTTCAAGTGGTTGGGGTGGTAGAATACTTGGAGCTATGTCCTCGTTGAAAAGAATACATTATATTGGAACAGACCCGAACACCGATAACTATATTGATGAGGTGGGTATATCAAGATATGAATATGTAGCTAACTTTTTTAACAATGAGGTATTGGAAACTAATCCATTTTGGGAAGAAGAAAAAAATACATTTCACTATTTTCAAGAAGGTTCAGAACACATCGGAAACCATCCTGAATTCCAACAATATAAAGGTAAGTTGGATATGGTATTTACATCACCACCTTATTTTGATAGGGAACAATATTCAGAAGATGAGGAACAATCATTTAAGGCATATCCTAAATATGATGATTGGAGAGATAATTTTCTCAATCCCACATTGACCAATGCTTTTAATAGTTTACGAAAAGATAGATATTTATTATGGAACATAGCTGATATAAAAATCGGAAAAGATAAATACCATCCTCTTGAACAAGATAGTATCGATGTAATCGAAAACCTCGGTGGTGAGTATCAAGGTAAACTCAAAATGTTGATGACTTCAATGGTTGGAGTAGACCAATCAAATGTTAAAAACTCGGTTAAAATAAATGGAACTTATTTAAAGTATGAACCAATATTCATTTTTTACAAGAAATGACTTGACTTTTACTGCAAATTGTCGTAAGATCAAGAGTAATTCGAAAGGAAAATAGTATGATAAGTACAAGAACAGCAATTGCGGGAGTTGTGTTCGTAACAATGGTTAATGGGTTTATATCCATTAATATGTTTAAGAATCAATCCAAATTCTACTCAAATGAAGTAGATAAATTGCTACAGAGCAATGAACAACTACATACAGAACTTCAAGAATTTTATCAGTTCGGTATTGAGGTTGATGTAACGATGTATCAACCTGTTTATCCACAAACAGATAATTCACCTGATATCACAGCTGATGGAACAAAGATTCGTATCCATAAGGCAAGTGAGTATAAGTTTGTAGCTCTATCACGAAATCTATTATCAAGATGGGGAGGCCCATTTAACTATGGAGATTTTATATACATCAAGGGAACAAAAGATAAAGATGGAGTGTATCAAGTAAGGGATACAATGAATCCTAAATGGGTTAATGTCGTGGATATATTAGAATCTACGCATGTAAGTCCATACAAATATGAAAATGTTCACATCTACAAGATGAATTGGACAGATAATTTAACACTATTAGAAGATAAAAAGTCATAAATAATAAAGGAGAAACAATGGACAAAAAGAAAACCGAAATAAAAGTTGGTGATTGGGTTCATGTATTATTAGTAGGATTAGATTCAGGAAACGAACCTGCATATCAAATCGAAAAGATTGAGGGAGATGATTACTATGTTGTACAGACCGAAGGTACATATCAACATAGGATGAAAACCAAAAAGAATAGATTGAAAAAGTTATAAAATAAGAGGTTATAAATGAAACAACTTACAGAAGAACAATTACTTGGTAATTGGGAAAAGTTGTTGCAACTTGTAGAAGATACATTCGAGGGAGAACGAAAAGAGAAACTCTTGGAAATGTATAAGTTCTTTGAAGATAGAATGATAGTTGCACCAGCGAGTGGTAAAGAAGAATATCACTATTGTTATGCAGGTGGTTATGTAAATCATGTACTGCATGTTTGTGAAACGGCATTAGAAGTATCCAAGACCTATGAAAAGGTTGGTGGGTATAAAGATTGGACAGATGAAGAACTCATCTTTTCTGCTATGCACCACGACTTAGGTAAGGTCGGAGATTTACTTGGGGAGTATTACATTCCACAAGATAATGATTGGAGAAGAAAGACTCTCGGTGAGATATTCACACACAATACAGAAATAGATAATATGAGAGTTACCGATAGGGCGTTGTTTTTACTGCAACACTTTGGGGTAAAGGTCAATCTAAAAGAAACTCTTGCTATCAAGGTATCTGATGGACTCTATGACGAAGCTAACACCTACTATATGAAAGTGTTTGACGCAAGTCGTTCCTTAAAAAATCATATGCCGTACATCATACATTGGGCTGACCATATGGCTACACAAGCTGAATTTGATGAGTGGAAACGAGAAGATGAGGATAACAAAGAGGAAATGGAAAGTAGGTTAAGTAATATTAAAAATATTAGCGTCGGTAAAAAAGAATCAAAACCTAAAATCAAACAAAAAGATAAAGTTTTAGAATCAAAACATCAAGATTTATTTGATGAATTATTTGGAGATGATAAATGATAATAGAAATAGTATTAGGATTAGTAATTCTTGTTGAATCATATGTAATATGGAATTTAATGAGAAAAACAGAACTACTTGAAACTTGGGTAGAGAACTTTACCGATAGGGTAAATAAAGTCCAACAAGAGTTAAGTGAAATAGACTCAACTGGTCATTTTGAATCAGATGACGAAGTGGGTTCTATATTCACATCAATAAAAGAAGTAATAAACGATTTAAACAATAATACCGAACAGGAGTTAATTAGTGAGTAAAGCAACTAAACCAGTAAAGAAGAAGAAAAAACCTAAAAATTATTATTTTAATCAGACAACTGAAAATGCTATCATTCGTTACAACAAAACAGATAGTGCTAGGTTAAAGAATAAAATATATACTGAACATATTGCATATGCTTTTGATAAGTTAGCTGAGAATATTATTCATACATTTAAGTTTTATTATTTTGATGTTCCATCAGAACAAGTAAAACACGAAGTAGTTTCGTTTCTTGTTATGAATATGCACAAGTTTAAAGAAGGTAAAGGTAAGGCCTTTTCTTATTTTAGTATTGTAGCAAAGAATTATTTAATACTACATAATAATAAAAACTATAAGAATTATAAGATTCACGATAAGATGGATGTTCTTGATTATAGTAGAAATATTCGTGAATCTCAAGATATGAAAGATGTTGCAGATTTTAATGAAGAATATGTAAATCAAATGCTAGAGTATTGGGAAGAAAATCTAACTAATATATTTAGACGACAAAAAGATATATTAGTTGCAGATTCTGTATTAGAAATGTTTAGACGAAGGGATAATATAGAAAACTTTAATAAGAAAGCTTTATATATTCTTATTCGTGAGATGACTGGTTCTAAAACTCAACACATCACTCGTATAGTTAATATTATGAAAAAATATAATAATCAACTAACAAGAGAGTTTCAACAGACTGGTCAATTAGATACTGCTAACACAGGATCATTTTTGTAACAATTTGTTATGTAGTGTTACACATTTGTGTTACGAAATGATACACTCTTAAAAAACTTCTAAAAAATAAAAGACCTCATTTTTTGAATGGGGTTTTTTTGTGCCCTTGTAACTTCATACATATAGACACTTAAAATTATTTTTATTTTTTTTCTCAAAATAGGGTAGTTTGGTATAGTTCTTGTAGTATATAGGTAGAGATAGATTATTCGAATCTATTAAAACGAAATAATAAAGGAGAACTGAAATGTTCGAAACTATAAAAAAACTCGTAAAATCTTTTATGAGAAAACTCAAGAGTACTAATGGTAATTCACTAGCTGAATTCGCTGTTACTACTGCAATGATGGCAACACTTGCTACAACAGCCGCACCAAAATTTGGACAAGTTGGAGCAGGAGCTAAAGAAAAGAAAACAATGAATAACATTGACAAAATTCTTACAGTTGCTAATAACTTTTACAACCAAACATTGTCTGAAGAAGGTAAAGGAAGATTTCCTGGACAAGAGAAGTATGATGTCGCTGTAGGTGGTGTCACTTTAGCTGAAGGAGCTTCTACTGATGAAACTCTTGAAGCTTATGTGGAAACAATACTTGACCAAAAAGTATCTTATACATCAGAGTTAGGTGAGTTCGTTTATGTATTTTCACCAGCATCAGATGATGATGACGCATTACAAGGTGATTGGATGAGTTTAGAATCATCAGTTGGTTACGATGGTAACGATGAAATTGGTGCTCTTGACTTCAAACAAGACTTTGGTAACAATGGTATGACAAGTCCATTTCAGGATGGTTCATACGCATATTTAGTAATACCAGGAAGTGGTAGTGGTACATCCGCACAAGCTCCTGTTCTTGTAGTAATAGATACTGAGAATCCATCTAAACTACATAAAACTTTAGTACCTTAATCGAAAATAAAAAAACACCGAAAGGAAAAACAATGAAGAACATATTAAAAAATACATCGAAAGGTTTCACATTGATTGAACTTGTAATGGTTACAATCATATTAGGAATCTTAGCAGCTGTAGCAATTCCAAGATATCAACAAACGGTTGATAACGCAGAAGCAACAGCAGAAAAGGCATTTGTAGATATGGTATGGGCAGGAGTAGAACAAGAAGCTTCTGAAAGACTAACAGATGATGGACTTGAAGCATGGCCTTACAATCCACTAACAGTTATTGGTAGAAGCCGTAACATATCAGTTACTCTATTTGAAGGAGTACCTGATGAGGATAATGAATGGCAGTTTAGTGTAGATGCAGCTGGTGAACCAGCAATCTTTCATCATAGAAGAAATGACGAAATCTACTACTACAAATACGATTCATTGACATTTGAGTTAGACGAAGAACCTACACTTTACACAAACGAATAATTAATGGGGGATTTGAAAATCATTTCCCCTATTTATTATAAAGAGGTATTATGAGATTTAAACTCACAAATGATATTTTAGAAATTATCTTATTTGGATCAATAATGGTTACTTTAGGGTTCGTATTTCTTAACGATGACGAACCCATTAAAGTGCAAAGTGAACCATCAGTTGAAAATTTTGATGACTATCCATTACAAGCATGGCAAACCTTAGATAGAAAAGGTGGAGAATGTGTAAAGGTTCGTTATCGTGTAGAGAAAAATAAAACTCGTTTATATATGATAAATGCCGATGGAAAGAAAGTTCACACACAACCAATATCTTTAAGTCCACACAGAGATGGTAGGGATAGGATAGAAACATATGTTTGGAAACTCTATCGAACCGAGTGGACGGATAAGATAGCACCAGGTGAATACTTAATCATAGTGGGAACAGAGCATGATAAATCAGCATCAAGAAATCTTACTCTTGAAATCGACATAATGTAATGTGGATGCCATTTGTTATAATAACATTAGGTGTTTGTTTGATTTGGGAATTAGATGAAAGACAAACAATAAAAAAATATAAGAAGAAAAAAAGAATTGAACAACAGAGAGAAAAATGAAATACTTATCAATTGTATTATCAATAAGTGTTATATATTCACAAGTAGACGAACAAGTCTTTGCAGACCAAGGCATCGAAAGAACATCTGAATTTAAACGAGGTAAAGCCTACGGACAAGATTGTGATGATACAGAATACAGAGATTACAAAGGGTATCCTGCTTGGAAAGGTTATGGTGGATGGATATCTGAATGTGATTCAATTCGTACCGTAAATTTAGACAGAGAGTTTGCTGAAAAAGATAAAATCAGACAAAGAGAAAAGGCTATACAAGATAGTATTGATATGAAAGAAGCATTAGTAGAGATAGATAATTTAGATTTAGATGCTATGTGGGAAAATACGGTTTGGGTTGAGATAACAGATATAGAAGATACTATATATGGAGAAGTAGAACAGATTACAGCTGTTGCTGGTGTTCGTGGAGCGGAAGCAGAGGACGAGGCATTGAATCATTTATATTATAGAAGAAGTATGAAAGGTCTTGCTCTAATAGACCTACAAAAGGCCTATGGTAAATTAAAAATAAAAAGAGATAACTTAATTAAAACAAATCCTAAACATCCAAAGTTAGAAAAATTTGACAACCTCTTGTCACAATTACAAATTAAAATAAATAAATCATAAACTAACAAAAAAGTTGTGTTGTTTCTAAATGTTTAAGATATTTAGTATTGGAAGATGATGACACTTCCAACAAAATAGTAACTTATCATTTAAAAAGGAGACACACATGAAGCGACTAATGTGTATGTTCTTAATGGGCTTGATTTCCGCTCAAACATTAAAAACAGCACTACCACAACCAAAAGAACCTTTCGTTCTTACTTACTACGACATTAGAGAAGATATACTTTTAAAGACGCCACACGGTAAAATAACAGTAGATTTTTTTATAAATGAGAGAGGAGAAGTAGAGGATCCAGTTATCAAGGATACTTTCAATATCAACCTTAATGAAGTAGTGTTGGATAAATTAAAAGAAACATCTTATTATCCAGCAACTCAGAATGGACGACCAGTTCGAATCAAATATACATTACCAATAGTATTTAAATAACGGAGGCAAAATGTTAGAATACTTTTTATTGGGAGTTTTAGCACCTATCTTTCTAAATCTTATGCACCTATGTGTAGGAATATATGTAGTAATTCAAAGAGGAAATATGATGTCATTGGGATTTTCAGGTATGGGATTTATAACCAAAACCATAGGGATGATATTTCTCACTTGGTTAGGAATAGTTAAGCTGAATATGGATTTTCAAATCTATGTTCCGTTATTAACATTCTTTTGGTTCTTCACTCATATCGTAGAAGCCTTTGTGATTAATCATTATATGAAAGAGAACGTACCAAAATTTCTACAAGACATACAACTCAATTAGTAAATAACTATTAAGCAAAAAAAAGGGGAACTATTGTTCCCCTTTTTCATTATCCGATAATAGCTATTTACGAAATAAACCCACCAACACCAATAATGCGACTAATCCAGCGAAACCGGATTCGCCGAAGTTATTTATGATTGATGTCAGGTTACCAATAACATTTACGCCAAAGATTCCACTCCCAAACAATACTTCGCTTACAGCTCCGATTGCTATGAAAGAGGCGAGTAGTTGAGCGATATCATCTACCCAACCTTTGACTAATGTGATGACTTCCTTCATTAGTTATCTCCCGTTGTTTTTTCTTATCATTTAACAAAAAAGGGATATTTAACTTCCGTTTTCTGTGTCGAATAAAATCCGACATATATAATTATAGTATATACAAATTTTTTGTTAGCAATATATATGCACCGATTTTTCAGTTAGTTAATATTTATTTATGAGTTATAATATCTATTTTTAATCAATATAAGGAAATAAAATGGCACAAGATTATGAATTATTTGAGGGTAAGTCACTATCATCATTGTTCAAAGATATTTACGATAATTCCAAACACAATAAAACACAACTTGAAATATTAGTAAAAGAAGTTGCTGGATATATTAAAGATGGGGATATGGCTATTCAGTTAATTCCTATGATAAAAGAGTATTTGGAAATCAATGTAAAGAACGATGAACAACTTGTCAAACTGGCAACGGTTGTACAGAGGTTAATTGCCGCTGAAGGTAAGGGTAGTAGTGAATCCGAATTTGGTTTATCAGAGAAAGAAAAGGCTCAATTACTCACAAGTATAGATGATGTAGTGGTTGATATGCAAAAAAAATCAGATAGTCTTACACAAGATATAAAGTCAGTTAAGGATAATTAATGTCATATTGGGGCAAAAATGAGGATGCCGGCACAGATACTAAACGAGATAACTCTGTAAGTCAAGAGAAGGCATCTGGTGGTGTTCTTACCAGTGCAGCCATTAGAGCTCTAATTAAATCTTCTGTACCTAATTTTAAAGATAATACTTTTTATGAATTAGAAATGGCAGAAGTTATGGGGGTACTTTTAGATGAAAAAGACTTACCAGATTTAGCAGATGGAAGTGGAAAAAATTGGTCTTTGATGGGTTCTATATCTGCTAGAATGATTAATAGTGAA